GGCCGCGGCGGCGCCGGAAGCTGGATCATGCGCGGTGAGCAGCTCGGGCACGCGATCGGCGCGCACGTCGAGCCGAAGATGCGGAGCTTTCGCGGCTTCGATGCCGTCGTCGTCGTGAAGCGCACGCCGCCGGAAGTCATCGACGGCATTCGCGCCGCTGGTGTGCCATGGTTCTATGACATCGTCGATGCGTACCCACAGCCGGAAAGCGCATCATGGGATCGCGAGCGCGCGATTCTATGGGTTCGCGAGACGCTCGTGCACCTGAAGCCTGCCGGCGTCATCTGGCCGACGAAGCGGATGCGCGACGACTGCGATCCCTTTCACCGCATCGAAAGCGCTGTGATTCCGCATCATTGCCGGCCGAGCGCGACACAGAATCCGATTCGCGACGAGATCAGGCGCGTCGGCTACGAAGGCCGCGAGTGCTATCTCAACGGATGGGGCGATGCGATCCGCCGCGAGTGCGAGCAGCGCGGCCTCGAGTTCGTCGCTAACCCGATGCAGCTCGCCGACGTCGATTGCGTCGTCGCCTTCCGCGGCGGCGAGTGGGCGTCGTACGCTACGCGGCACTGGAAATCGCACGTGAAACTCGCGAACGCGCACGGCACGGGGACGCCTTTCATAGGCCAGCAAGAGAGCGGCTACATCGAGAACGCATGCGGGCGTGAGTTCTGGGCGGAGTCGCTGACTGAGTTTCGCGCCGCGCTTGATTGGATGGCCGAGCGCGACGTGCGCCTCGACATCGCCGAGCGTTTTCGCGCGAGTGCGTTCCGGCTCGATCAGGCCGCCGACGAACTCGTGCGGTTCCTGCAGGCCGCCGCGTGAAAGAGGTCGAAATCCTCATCGGCGAACCGATGGCCGCGCGCGGCCGCAAGATGCTGCAGGCCATGATCGAATCCGCGCCGGGCGTCGGCATTCGCGCCGTCCCTTCGGTGAAGTGGACGGGCCGCATTCCCTACGTCATGAGCTACGGCCTCGGGCATCCGCAGCGCCGGCTCTGGACGGAGGCGCACAAGCGCGCGGGCGGGCGCGTCATTGGGTGGGATCTCGGCTACTGGCACCGCGACGCGCCCCTGCAATTCGGGATGCGGCTCACGATCGACGACGATCATCCGCACCGACGGGTCAAGGCCATGCTCAGCAGCGCCCCGGCGAGCCGATGGGAAGCCGCCGGGATCGAGCTCCGCGAGGACTTCTACGCGCACGGGCCGATCGTTCTCTGCGGCATGGGCGGGAAACAGCGCCGGCTCACCGGGCACGGGCCGCAGCAATGGGAGCGGAGGCGCCTACAGGCGCTCAGGAGCCGCTTCCCCGGGCGCCGCATACTCTACCGCCCCAAACGGCCTGAATCGGCTCTGGACGGCTGCGGCTTCGCTCTGGGCGGCATTGAGGACGCGCTCAGGGGCGCATCGCTCCTCGTCTGCGCGCATTCCAATACCGCCGTTGACGCCTGCATCGCGGGAATCCCCGTCGAATGCGACGATGGGGCCGCGTTTGCGCTGTACGAGGGCAATCCCGCGCCCTCGCGGGAGGAGCGGCTCGCGTTTCTGCGCGCGCTCGCGTGGTTTCAGTGGAATCCGACAGAAGGCCCCGAGGCATGGACGTTCATTCGCAGCCAGTTCGCTTGAATCTCGGCGCCGGGAAGCACCGGCTCGACGGCTACCTGAGCGTCGATCTCGCCGCGGACCCGCCGCCCGACATCCAAGCCGACGTGCGCGCGCTGCCGCTGCCGGATGACTACGCCGATGAGATCCTCGCGATTCACCTCTTCGAGCACCTCTACCGATGGGAGGCGCCGGCCGCGCTCGTGGAATGGCGGCGCGTGCTGAAGCCGAAGGGCCTGCTCGTGCTCGAAATGCCCGACATCGTGAAGTGCTGCCGCTCCGTGCTGGCGCGCGAGCATCCGCGTTACGGCATGTGGGGTCTCTTCGGCGATCCCCGCTACGAAAACCCGCTCATGTGCCATCGGTGGGCATGGTCCGAGGAAGAGCTGCGCGTCGAGCTCGTCGCCGCCGGCTTTTCTTCGGTACGATTCCGCGAGCCGAAGTTTCACAAGCCGTCGCGCGATATGCGCGTGGAGGCGAAAGCGTGAAGATTTGGATGGGCTACGACGAACGCGAGCGCGTCGCCTTCGACATGGCGCAGCGCATGCTCCGGCGCTACGATCTTGAGGCGACGCCACTCGAGATCGAACGCCTCGCCGCGAGCGGCCTGCTCCGCCGCACCGTCGATCGCCGCGGGCAGCTCTACGATCTGCCGTCGAATGCGCCTTGCGCGACCGATTTCGCCGCCTCCCGATTTCTGACGCCGATCCTCGCTCAAACAGGGTGGGCGCTCTTCGTCGATTGCGACGTCGCGTTTCTCGCGGACCCGAGGCAGATCCTTTTCGAGGCCGATGCGCGCTACGCCGTGCACGTCGTCAAGCACAACAACGGCCACAAGGCCGGCATGAAGATGGACGGGCAGGCTCAGACGCTCTACCCGCGCAAAAACTGGTCGAGCGTGATGCTCTTCAACTGCGATCATCCGGCCAATCGGCGGCTCACGCTGGCCGACATTAGCGAGCGCCCGGGCCGCGATCTCCATGCCTTCTATTGGCTCGCCGACGAGGAAATCGGCGAGCTGTCGCCAGAATGGAATTGGCTCGTAGGCGTACAGCCGAAGCCGGAGACGCCGAAGATCGCGCATTTCACGCTCGGCGGCCCGTGGCTGCGCGATTGGCCCGGCGCAGAGTATGATGAGCTCTGGCGGGAGGCATGCCGATGAGCGTCGTTCAACTCGCGGAAGTGAAGGAATGGCTCGACGTCACCTTTTCGTCGGACGACGCGAAGATTCAGGCGCTCATCGACGCCGCCGAAGACGAGGCGAAGCTCTATCTCGATCGCAATGAGCTGCCGCGCCGCGACGATCCGTGCCGCTGCGAGTGCGAGAGCGATTCCACGCTGAACCCTGCATCCGACACCGCCGATCTCGCGCCGCTCGTGAAACAGGGCATCAAGCTCCTCGTGCAGGCCATGTACGATCAGCCGGGGCCGCTCGAAATGGAGCAGACACGCCGCGTCGCGCTGCAGATGATGCACCCCTACCGCTGCCGTCTCGGCGTCTGACGATGCGGACGCAGGGCCTCCGCCATCGCATCGAGATTCAGGAGCAGATCGAAGTCGTCGATACCAACGGCGAGCTCTCGCGGCAATGGGTTCCGGTCGAGCGCGATTCCGACACGCTCCTGATTGACGTCCCCGCGCGCGTGCTCACGGGCGAGCAGCCCCGCGGTGCGCCGTTCATCGCGCAGCAACAGCAGAATGAAGTCGCGGCGCGCATTAGCTTTCGCTACAAAGAATTCCCCGGCCTCAACGGGACGCATCGCATTCTCTGGAATGGGCGCGTTTTCGACATCATTGGCGATCCATCGCTCGATGAGACGGCGCAACGCGAATGGCGCTGCATCTGCCGCGCCGGGAGTGACGACGGATGAAGGCCGCTGTTCTCGCGACGGGTCCGAGCATGAGCGCCGCGCTCGCGCGCCAAGTGCGCGAAACCTGCGATGTCGTCGTGACCGTAAACGACAGTTTCCGGCTCGCGCTCTGGGCGCATGCGCTCGTCGCGCAGGATTACGCATGGTGGAACGAATACCGTTCCGAGACCGATCGCTTTTTCGGGCGCAAGTTCTCATGCAACAAAATCCCGGGCGTCGAGCGGGTCGATTACGTCGGCGGCAGCGCGACGAACTCCGGCGCGCTCGCGATCTATGTCGCGGCGACGACGCTCGGCTGCGACGAGATCGAGCTTCACGGCTTCGACATGCTCGGCGGGCACTACTTCGGCGAGCATCCGGCACGCCTCAAGGGGACGACGGATCTTCGCCGAGCGACGTTCCAAGAGCAGTTCTACCAGTTGCGCGGGAGGCTTGACGCGCTCGGCGTAGTAGTGCGGAATTGCACTCTGGGTTCAGCGCTCAAGGCGTTCCCGGCATGATAAACGTCAAGGTAGATGGGCTGTCTGTCCTGAATCAGCGTCTCAAGGCGCTGGCCGAGGACTTCGGCCCGAAAGCCGCGGCCTCGCCAGTACGCTCAGCCCTCCGAAAGAACGCGAAGAAGCTGCAGGCCGCGGCGCAGGCGCACGTCCGCGTCGATACGGGCACGCTGAAGCAGAACATCATCACGACGCTCGAGCGCAAGCCGCAAGAGGGCCGCATCGAAATGCGCGTGACGGTTCGCGCGAAGGCGCGCGCCTACAAATCCTCGAGCCGCACGATCCAGAATGGCCTCGTCGGGCTCGAATATCAGCATTACGGGCCGCTCTTCTATGCGCGGTTCCTCGAGTTCGGAACCTCGCGAATGCCTGCGTATCCGTTTCTGCGGCCGGCATGGGATGAGCTGAAGGGCTCGCTCCCTGAGCTGATCCGCGCCGATCTCGCCGATGCCATTGACAAGACGCTGAAGAGGCTCGGCGCATGACGTGGAGAAATCCTCCAGTCTTCGGCATCCTGAAAGGTAGCGTAAGCCTCGCGATGGTAGTCGAGGACCGCATTTTTCAGACTGTCGCGGCCGAGACTGCCGGCAAGCCTTATCTCGTATGGAGCATTACGACAGCAATCCCGGCAAACCTTCTCGGCGAGACGCCGCGGGAGGACGATCAGCGCGTGACGGTGAGCGTGTATGCTCGCGACCAAGGCGCGGCGCGGCTTGGCATTCAAGCGGCCGCCGACGCCGTTGAGGAGGACTACGGCGACATCGTTTTCGGCCCGTGGGATACCTATGAGCCGGTGACTAAGCTCTATCGCTATAGTTTCGACGTCGAGGCGTGGAATGCACGCGCGGCGTGAATCGGGAGAGCGCTCTCCCGCAACCGACCGGGCAGGCGGTCGTCTCTCGCCGCGGCGACGCGGCCTCATCGATGAAGAGGAGACACGTCTGTGAAAACCAAGGGCACGGAACTATTCGTGCGTATCCTGAACACGTCGGGTGGTTACGAGATCATAAAGATCGAATGCCCGACGGCGATCACGGGACTCGGCGGCGCCGCGGCGCAGGTCGATGACACCTGCCTCGACGACGAGGAAATGAGCTACTCGGCGGGCATGCCGAACCCCGGGCAAGTCGCGGTGCCGATCAACTTCGATCCGGCACTCGAATCCCATCGCCTGCTGCGTTCGCTCTACAACTCGCAGGAAACGGTTCTGTGGGCGGTGGGCGACAGCGACGGCAAGGGCATTCGTCCGACGGTTGCCGGCGACGGTACGGTGACGTACCCGAACACGCGCACGTTTCACTCGTTCCTCGGCTACGTCGCCGACGCGCCGCTCGATTTCGCGATCAATGCGAACGTGAAGTCGAACGTTTCGATTCAGCGCAGCGGCGCGGTGACGGACCACTACAAGGCATAACGGCAGCGAGTCAAACCTCGCGGCCGGAGTGGGACAAACATCGTGTTTCCTGCCGTTTCACGATGCCCCTTCGGTCGCGTCTCATCTGACGGCAGGAACCTATGAACGACGAAACGAAATACGAGGACTTGGAAGCGCCGAGCTCGGAAGTTGTCGAGATCACGGTGCGCGGGCGCACGAGCAAGTTCCGGCTCATGGACATTTCGTCCGCGGCATTTCAGGACGCCGCGAACAAAATGAGCGCGCAGGATGCGGCGAAGGCCGCCGAAGCGAAGCGCCTCTTTCAGGCGAAGACAATCGCGATGGGCGCGCAGCGCGTCGATCCTCCGAACGGCAAGTCGGAGAAGATCTCGATCGACGAGGCGGCGAACTTCCCGTCGGCGCTCGCGCTCAAGCTGCAGAAAGAGATCATGAAGTTCAATGGCATCACGGATAGCGAGGAGGAAGTAAAAAACGCCTGAGCGGCGGCGAGCGTATCTGGTGGGCGCTCTCCGTAAGGACGGGCGTCCCGCCGCGGATACTGAAGCGGCGGTATTCAGCACGAGAGGCGCGCGAGTTGTTCGTTTACTTCTCGATGGAGCCTTTCAACGACGTCGCAAACAACTGGCTGCCAGTCGCTCAGCTCACCGCTACTTTCATTAACGCGCACCGGAAGGAAGGGACTCCGACCGTAAATGTACGCGACCTAATCCCAATGCTCGAGGATGAAGAGCCGTTGGATTCCGACGAAGACGAAGAGGATGAGGGAGACAATCTAAGTGGCTGATCTTGCCTCCCTCGTCCTCCGCCTTAGCGCCGACGTCGCGCAACTGCAGAATGATCTCGGTAAGGCGAACGCGATCGCCGAGCGCAGCGCACGCGCGATGCAGAAGTCTTTCGACTCTGTAACCGGCGGCATTACCGACTCGCTCAAAAACATGGCCGGCGCGATCGCCGCCGCCTTCACCTTCGACAAGCTCATCGAGGCCGGCCGCAACGCGATCAACACGGCCGATCAGTTTGAGAAAATGTCGCAGAAAGTCGGCGTCTCCGTCGAGACGCTCTCGGCGTTGAGCGTGCAGGCGAAACTCTCGGACGTCGATATTCAGTCGTTGCAAGGCGGCCTCTCGAAGCTCGCTAAGAATGCGGCGGAGGCGGCCGGCGGAAGCAAGCAACAGGCCGCTGCCTTTCAGGCGATCGGCGTATCCGTCAAGGATGCGGCCGGCAACCTCAAGCCGATGGACACCCTGCTCGCGGAGGTCTCTGCGAAGTTCGCGAGCTACCGCGACAGCGCGGCGAAGACGGCGCTCGCGCAGCAGTATTTCGGCAAGTCTGGCGCAGAGCTCATTCCGCTCCTGAATCAGCTCGGTTCGGAGGGATTCGCGAAAGCGCGCGAGGAGGCGGAGAAGTACGGCGCCGTGATTTCCGGCGACATGGCCAAATCCTCCGAGCG